GGGAAACCCCGATGTGGACCAGGGGAGTCACCGCATAGCCATTGCCCACATTGTCCATCACGATCCCCGTGACGGCCCCGGTGGAGGGGTCGATCGTGGCGTGGGCGAGGGCCTGGACGGGGCTGGGCCCGGTGGGCGGGTCGATCACCACGGAGGGCGGCGCGCCCGTGAAGTAGCCGAATCCGGGAGCGCCGACCGTGCAGCTCGTGACCTGGCTCCCCGTGCGGTTCGCGGTCGCCGTCGCGTTGCCGGTCTGGGCGGAGACCATGTACACGACCCCATATTGAGCCGTCGTCGTGGCCAGCGCGAGCCCGTTGCAACCGTACTGTCCCCCGGCCCAATCCTTGGCCACCGTGCCGGTCGCGAAGAGCATCAGCGCCGAGCCGCTCAACGCGACCCGGCCCGTCGCGCCCGAGGGATCGGTCAAGATCCCATCGTAAATCACCGCGCCGCAGTCGCCGACGCACGCATAGGTCCGCCCCGGGTCGGTCACCACCACGGCCGCCACCGCGCCGGCCGGCGATGACGCGCCGGGGGCACCGCCCGGCAGGGAAATCGACAGGGCCAGGGTCGAGCTCGCCCCCACGCCCGCGCCGGGGTCGAGCGCGACGAACCCGGTCACCGCGCCGCCGGCCGCCGTCGCGCGCACCACCGGCACGCGGTAGGGATCGACCAGCGGGCCCGTGACGACGTTGACGACCGGCGGGAACCGGTAGCCGGCTCCTCCGTCGGAGAGCGTGAAGCTCGCGATCTGGCCGTTGGCGTCCATCGTGACCGTGCCGGTGGCCGGCCGGCCGAACACGCCCGAGCCGCCGAGGATCGCATAGGCCGACGCGCCGCCGGTGGTGCCGGTGCCGGCGTCGGTGAACGTGACCGTGGGGGCCGTGACGCCATAGCCCGTGCCGGCGTCGGTGATCACCACGTCCTGGAGCAAACCATTGGCCTGGAGTCGCGCGTAGCCCGCGGCCGTGCGTCCGCCGGGGGACGCGCTGAAGGTCACGAGCGGGGGCTCGGCATAGCCTTGGCCGGCCGTGAGCGCCACGCCCACCGTGCCCGCCCCGGGCGCTCGCGGTAGGGAAATCACCGTGGTGAACGGGGCGTAATGGACGGCCGCGACGTCGAGCAGGATGCCCCCCTCGGAGGCGAACCCGCAGACCACGGCCAGGCCAGTGGAGTCGGTGTACCCGTCGACGATGATTTCGCCCGTGGCCGGCGAGATGGCCGTGACGTGAGCGCCCCAGATCGGCAGGCCCTCGCAGCCCGTGACGATGACCGAGACCTGGCTGTCGCACTCGCGGGACGAGGATGAGGCCGCGGCCGCGAGCAGGTTCTGCCGGCCGATGCCTTCGAGCAATCCCCGCGCGCCATCCTCGACGGACGCGACCTGCTCTTGCAGGCCGCGGATTCGCCACTCCAGGGCGCGGAGATCGAGCGTGTCCTGGTGCATGGGTCACCCTTGCCCCGGGGCGTTCAGGACGCGGATACGCTCGAGGACCTCACGGAGGAGGTCCTCCAGCGTCGCGATCCGCTCCTGCAGGCCATAGATCGCGCGTTCGGCGTTGCGGAGGTCGTTGCGGTCCTGGTCAGACATCGCCGTCCCCGAAGAAGAGCTTGAACCGCCAAGACGCCAGGACGCCAAGGAAGAGAAGACAAGACAAGAAGAAGAGAAGAAGAGCAAATATCAAGAAATGGCTATTCGATTGCTTCTCGGCTTCTCTTCTCTTGTCTTCTCTTCCTTGGCGTCCTGGCGTCTTGGCGGTTAAACCGCGTTAAGGTCACCCGTAACATCGAAGCCCAGGCCGCCCACGAACCCTTCACCCGATCCCATCGCGAACCCGAGCTGCAAGCCGGTGGCCGGCGGGTGCTCGTACTGCGCGGCGGCGTGGTGGGCGCGGCGCGATGAAGCTTTCAGGACCGTGGTGAACCGGGGCGTGTTCCGCTTGAACGCCAGCTCGCCGTGGAGCACGGGGAGCTTCGCCGCTTCCAGGCCCGTGGTGTAGCCGTGGCCCGTCAGGTTCACGGCCAGGCCCGGCACCAGCACGGCCAGGTTGATGCCGAGCCAGGGCACGGTCAGCTCCTGCGCCACGTCGGAGACGGTGTCGAACAGGTCGGCCGCGTAGCCCAGCATGTTGTTGGTCGAATTGTCGTCGCGCCACGAGGGGATCGTGACCGTCAGGGTGTCGGTGAGGCCGTCGATCGCGTGCGAGGTGCCGCCGTAGACCGGCGAGCCGCCCGAGTTGGGCGGCCAGATACTTTGCAGTTGGCCCGTCGCGATCGGGAGCAGGGCGCGGACGATGCCGATGCCGTCGACGGCCGCGCCGCCGGCTCGCAGGTTCGCGGGGTTGCCGAACAGGCAGACCACCGGCTGATCGGTCAGGAACGTGGACGTGGTCGTGTCGATCGTGATCCCGATCGGCAGCTCGGCGTAGGGCGGCAGGCCGTTGGCCGAGAACAGGACGCTGGCCACGGGAAAGTTGACGAGCTGGTCGTAGGAGCCGTCGCTGTTGTGCCAGAGCGTGGGCCGGGGGAACTTGCGCCGCAGCTTCGGGGCCATGTCGGTGTTGGACAGGCCGAAATGCCGGTAGACGTTGCTGGCGCCGCCGGCCGTGCCGATCAGGGTGTAGCTCGTGTAGGTGGTGGCGGGCAGGGCGCCCCCCAGGTTGAGCGTGGACGTGCCGCCGGCCGCGAGCGACGTGTTGGTGAGGACCGGCAGGCGGACCTTCGAGGTGATGCCCGTGGTGAGCTGGATCGAGACCACGACCTCGCCCTTGCGGCCGGTGGCCGATTGGTCCCAGTAGTTGGCCGGCCAGGTCTTGCCCGGCTCGGAGCTGGTGACCACGATCTGGGTGGTCGAGGGGCAGGCGCAGGTGCCCGCGTCGCCGCCCGCGCCGGTGGGGCTGTCGATCGTGACCGTGGGCGCGTTGGTGTAGCCCGTGCCCACGAGGTCGAGCACGATCGTGGCCACCGCGCCGCCGGCCATCGTGACGTGGCCCGTGGCCCCGGTGCCGCCGCCGCCCGTGATCCGCACGGCGGGCGTGCTCGTGTAGCCGTAGCCGCTGTTGCCCAGGGTGAGCGACGACACGGCGTGGGTGGTCGTGTTGATCGCCGCCGCCGCCGACGCCTGGCCGCCGTCGACCAGCGGGTTGGTCCAGTCGCCCAGCTTCCACCGCGCGAGCGCCTGGGCGAGGGTGAGGCCGTCGTGCGCGTAGAGGTGGGTGAGGCCGTTGTCGCCCGTGGTGCCGCCGGGCGGCACCGCGTCGTCGAAGTAAAGCCCCGTGATGAGCTCCGCCCCGCGCACGATCACCCGCTGGAAGCAGGCATCGTCGGCGGTGGCGTAATCCACGCCCGCCACGTCGATCGGGTCGGTGCCCATCGTGAGCGTGACGGGCTGGGAATACCCCGTGCCGCCGGCCGTGACGGTCACCGCTGTGACTGCTCCCGAGACGACGGTCGCCGTCGCGAGTGCCCCGGAGCCGCTGGAGTCGAGGATCAGCACGGCCGGGGGGTGGGCGCTGTCGTAACCCGCCCCGCCCGAGGTGACCGACCAGGCCGTGATCACGCCCGCCACCACGGTGGCCTCGGCCTTCGCGCCGGTCCCCGGCGTGTCGATGAACGCGGCGTAGGGCCGGCCCAGGCCCCTCAGGTCGAAGAACCGCAGGTGCGTGGTGCCGTGGTCGACGTGCATCCACGAGTTCGGGGCCAGCTCCTTGAGCGCGCTCTCGATGGCCGAGCCCAGCCGCTCGCCACCGATCCGCACCGGCGCGGGATAGATCGTGGTGAGCGCGGCCAGGTCGTTCAGCGTGTCGGCGGGCAGCGACGAGATCCAGACCTCGGGCGCCGTCGCGTAGCCGTGGCCGCCCGTGGTGACGGCGATCGCCGTGACGACGCCGGCGACGACGGTGGCCGTGGCCTTCGCCCCGTAGCCGCCTCCGCCCCGCAGGATCACGGTCGGGGCCGACGTGTAGCCGGTGCCCCCCGTGGCCACCACGACCGTGCCGACCGAGGAGCCGGAGAGCGTCGCCGTCGCCGTGGCGCCCGATCCGCTCGACGTGTAGCCGCCGATTCCCAGGGAAATCAGCGCGGCCGCGTTGGCCGAGTTGTCGAGGCACTGGCGGAGGATCTCGCCCACCGTCCGGCCGGCGCGGGCCGCGTTGTAGTTGCGGTCTTGCGGGTCCAAATTGAAGTAAGACGTGTCCGTGCTGTCGTCGCCCGTGAACGCGACGCGGTCCATGCGGTCGCGGAGGCCGAGGGCCGTGTACCGCCGGTGCCAGCCGCCGTCCCGGGTGTAGTTCACCGGTCGCTTGCGGCAGTCGCCGGCGAACACGGTGACGGGGCCGCCGCCGATGTCGATCGTGAGTTGGATCGTCTTGCCCCGGAACGGGTCGGTGCCGGGCTGCATCGCGCCGCCCAGGATCGACCAGTCGAGCGTGGGCGTGCCGCCGTCGCGTGAGAACGACATGAGCCGCTCGAGCGCGACCTGGCCGGCCACGCGGTCAAACGTGGTGCCGGCGACGGTGAGCGTGATGGTGGGGAGCAGGGCGCTGGGCATGGGTCAGTTGCCGCCACGCTGACGGAGGTTCGAACGACTCACCTGCTGGGCGCGCTGGGCGTTCCGATTCATGCCCTGTTCGAGACGGAGGGTCCGCTGTCCGACCTGGTCAATCAGGCCGATCAACTGATCGGTGATGGCCACGCCGCGCTCCGCCTGGTTGAGCCCCTGGCCCTGCAATTCCATCTGCCGGCGGGAGAGGTCGGCGTTGGCGTCGCCCACCATCGCCTTGGCGGCCGCGCGCCGCTGTTCGGCGTTGAGCTCGTTGCCGTCCTTGTCGCGCATCGTGGTCGACGACATGGCGTTCATGGCCGCCTGTTCGGCCTGGGCGTTGGCCTCTTCCGCCGTCAAGATCGGGGTGCCGGCCTTCGCGGCCTCGGCGATCATCCGTTTGCGGGTGGCACCCGTGACGCCGTCGAGGCTGTGGCGGCGTTGGTCCTGGATGTTCAGGAACGCGCCAATCTCCTCGTCCATCGTGCCGCCGGCCGCGGTGAGCTTGGCATTCGCCTGGGCGTCAGCCTGCATCTTCTTGAGTTCGTTCGTCGCGTCCTTCGAGACATGCTTCTGTGTCTCTCGAGCGTCCTTGCTCTGCTTGGAGAGGGCCTTGCCGCCCTTCTCGATCTTCTCGTCTTCCTGCTTGTCGAGTTCCTCCTGGGCCTTCTCGTTCTCCTCCCGCGTCTTATCGCGCAGACGCTGGTCGACGGCCAGGTCCTCGTTCTGGCGCTCCATCTCGTCGTTGGCGGTGTTGGACTCGGCCCGACCCGTGGGGCTCGCCATGCGCACCTTGAACGCGATATCGTGTCGCCCGGCCTTTTCGGCGGCCTGGGCGAGGGCTTCGTTGGCGTCCCCGACCTGACCGGGCTTGGCCGCTCCGGTGGCCCCGCCGACGAGCGTGCCGACGCGGTCCTTGGCCGTGGCGATGGCGGCGGCGACTGGCTTCGTGTCGTTCTTGGCGTCCTCGATGGCCTGCTTCGCCTCGGTCAATTCCCACGGCCTGTAGCCTGCCTTGACGAGGTCAGCCAGCTCCTTTTCCAGCTTGGCGACCTTCTCGGCCTGCGCGGCCCGGGCGCCGGCCTCGGCCTTCGCGATCTCCGGTTTCGCCAGCGATCCCAGCGCCATGTGGTCCTGGCCAAACACCTTGGTGACGCTCGCCTCGCTTTCCTTCTCGTCTTCGCTCTTGAGGCCGGCGATCCGGTTGTACGCCTCCCGCGCCGCCGTCAACCGCTTCAGGTCGGCCTCGGCCGCCGCCAGCTCGTTGCGGTCGACCTGGAGCTTGATCGGCTTGTCCCCCAGCTCCTTGATCTTCGTTTTCAATCTCTCGACCTCGGTGGCCGCCGGGTCGACGGCCCCCTTGAACAGGCCGAACTGATCGAGGAGGCCCTTGATGATCGGGGTCAAGGCGACGATCGCGAGCTGCAACCCCACGACGCCGAACGTCGCGATCGAGCCGAGGTTCGTCGCCGCCTGGGCCGTCATGCCGCCCATCCGGCCGAAGCCCTGGGCCATCTGATCGACGTTGTTCGTGATCGAGTTGAGCCCCTGGACGAACCCGCCGTTGAGCGCGCTGGACGTGAAGTCCTGGACCGCGCGGCTCGTGCCCTGGATGGCGTTGACCGTGCCGCCCGTGCTCTTCGCCGCCTTCTCGGCCGCCGCCGCGTTGGCGTTCTGGGCGACCGTCAACTTCTCCGTGAGGGCCGCCGCCCGCGCCGCCGCCGATTCGGCCTTGGCCAGCTCGGCCGAGGACTTGGCCATCAGCTGGTTGTAGCGGTCTCCCTTGATGACACCCTCGTCCAGGGCGCGGCCCAGCAGGTCCTGCTTGGCCTTCAGGGTCTCGGTCCGCGCCGCCGCCGTCACGGCCTCCTCCGAGGCGATCGCGAGCTTCAGGCGGATCGTATCTTCGGTCATGGCCACGGGTGGGCCCTCGACGACAAGAGAAAGGGGATTTCACGCGGAGGCGCGGAGGCGGAGAGAGGGAGATCGAGAATCAATTCTCAATCAAGAATTTGTTCTTCTTTTCTCTCTCCGCCTCCGCGCCTCCGCGTGAAATCCCCGTCTGGGATCAAGTGAGGGTGAGCACCACGTCCGAGCCGGCCGACGCATCCCAGAAGTTCGTGACCGTGATCTTGGTCGCGTACTCGTTGCCGTCGGTGTAGTCCCGCTCGCGGCCGGTGATCTTGTTGACGCCGTTCATCTGGAGGTTGAACGTGTGCGCGCCGTTGTCGAGGATCAACTGCGACGCCTGCGCGGCCTGGCTCTGGAAGCTCGCGAGGTCGTCGGGGCTGATCTTGTAGCGGAGGCCGACCTCGAGCATCACCTTGCGGCCCGTGAACCGGGCGAGCTGGATGACCTGCTTCTCGTAGGGGTCGGGGTAGATCGCGTTCTCCCAACTCAACTTGAACGATTCGATCTGGGTCCGCGCCGACCCGATCTTCATGGTGCCGGTGCCGCTGCCGACGTGGCTGAACAGGTAGGGGGCGGTCGGGTAGTCGGTCTCGGCCGGCGCGGGGAACTCGGTGGCGTCCGGGGCCGAGGCCTCGCCCGAGATGAAGGCGTTGGTCACCTCCTTGATGCCGATGAAGTCGCTCGTGAACTTGATCTTCCGGTCCTTGGCCGAACCCTCGATCGAACCCTTCGTGCTCTTGGACCCGAGCCACTTCTCGCGGACATACGACGCATCGGGGTTCTGGAAGCCGTGGTAGAAGCACATGCTGGCCAGGTCGCCCGCCGGCATCACGGACGAGGCGTCGGTCGTCACCCAGGGCGTGGTGCGGCCCGTGTTGATCAGCGTCAGGGCCCAGTTGGTCAGGAGCGTGGTCCAGATCCCGGGATAGAGATAGGTCGAGACCGAGCCCTGCACGAGCGCCACGTCGGCCACGGAATCCGCATACGTCGTGCGGCCCCCGCCGTAGGGGATGTACTCGATCGAGGGCGTCATCTCGGCCTTGAACGCGTTGGCGTCGGGGAGGCGGAGCACACAGGCGTCGGTGCCGAGCGTGGGCGTGGTCTTGGCCACGCCGAACGAGGACTCGATGCAGGCGCGGACGAAGCGACGACTGGCCATGTCTGGGCCACCTTATGCGTTGAGGGTGTTGAGCGTGTCGATCTGAATTGCAAACGTGGCCTGCATCATGGCGGCGTCGCCGTTGAGCGCGACCGCGACCCCGGGTGTGCCGAGCAGGGGCTGGCCGGTCTCGCTCGCGCCGTCGGCCTTGAGGGCCTGCTGGATCGCGAGACAGGCCGCCGGATCGGCCGGGTAGAGCGCGAGCCGCACGACCTGCACCAGGTCGAGGATGTCCTCGGCGTTGGTGCCGATCGCGTAGACCTCGCAATCGACGGTCAGGGTCGATTCGAAGCCTGATGGCCCATACCAGCCGTCCGGCCCAGCCCCGGGCGTCAACCGCAGGGCCGGGCACTCGTCGGGGGCGAAGCCGGCGTGGTCGTCGTCCTTACCCTCCCACGAGCGGATCACCGCGAACGTCCGGGCCACGACGGCGTCGCGGCGGACGATCTTGTCGAGCCGCCGGAACACGACCGAGTGGACCGAGGAGGGGATCGCGAGGCGATCGTTGCGTGCCATCGGGTCAGGGCCCCTTCGTCACGAGCGCGGAGACGTCGGCGTACACGATCTGGCGGGCCTGGTCGCGGCCCCACGCGCGGAGGTGGCCGGCCAGGTTGTAGCGGGGCAAGAGCGCCTTGTGGCCGCGGCCGGTCCAGGTCGGGCCGTTGAAGTGGGCCGGGAGGAACTCGACGTTGTCCCGGGACACGACGTTCCGCCAGGCCCCGACCACGACGTAGTCGCGGCCGTCCTGGCCGTGCCCCGTCGCGTAGTTGGTGATCACCCGCGAGCGGACGCCGAACGGGGCCAGCCGCGGCCCCCGCGCGGCCGCGTACTTCGACCCGCCGAGGCTGGTCTCGCGGAGTCGGCCGGTGGCCTTGCCGAACCCGACCTTGCGGGGCGAGGTCTTGCGGCCCTTGCCGTCGCGGTACTTGAGCCTGGGCGCGGGCTGATCGTCGCAATCCACGCCCTTCAGGACGCCGATCCGGTTGTCCTCGACGAACACCTTCTCGACCTTCACCAGCGTCGGCCGGATCTCGGCCAGCGAGAACCCCCGGGCCACCTTGCGGAAGTGGCCGGCGACGCGGTCCAGCGGGGTGAGGTCGATGAAGTTGGCGCTCATCGGAACTGGCGAAACCCGCTGAAGTGGGTGAGGTCCGAGAACGGGGAGCTGCCGCCGCTGGAGCTCGGCCCCGCGGTGTAGACGCCGCCGGCCGGCATGGCCACGATCCGCGCCGGCTTGATCCGGGTTGGTTGGATCGGAGCGGGCCGGTAGACGCGGATGGGGACGACCGGGGCGGCCGGCTCGACCGGGGCGTAGCGCGGGCGGCGACGTGCCCACCAGGCGTCCATGTGGGTCACGATCGCGTCCCACTCCTCGGCGCTGAACCCGAAGTGGTCGCGGCCCTGCTCGGCCTGGTACTGGAGGATCTGACCCCAGTTCACGCCGGTCCTGGGATCATGCCGCCACTGGAACCAGACGCCGTCCCTCTGGACGATGGCTCGCAGGTACTGGTGGGTCCGCGAGAGCGTGTACCCGGGCACGAGCGGGGCGGCCGACGGCGAGCCCTTGCCGGACTTGGTCATGGCCGAGCGTCGGCGTTTCCGGGTGGAGGGCAGGATGTTGCGGACGGGCTGGCCGTTGGCGCCCAGGCCCCGGATGATGCCTCGCTGGCGGGTCCGCAATCCGAACGCGGCGGCCTCGGTCCAGTAGGCGCGGCGCGCCCGATCGGGGGCCGCGGTCCACGCCGGATCGTGGATCGGCTCGATCCCTTCCAGGCGAAAGCCGAAGTCGCTATGCTTGATCTGGGCCATCGCGTGTGACTTCCCAGTGAGAGGGCCGACGATGTCGACGCCGAGCGTGGTCCCGATCTATCGCCCCCAGGAGATCACCGAGCGGAGGGAGCTGGTGGATCAGCTGCGCGTCAATCCGGCCGGGCGATGGCCCTGGCTCCAGCGGGTCCTGTTCCGCCTGCTGAGGCGACTCGGGGCCTCCTCGGGCTTCGAGGAGATTCGCCGCGTCGAATGCGTGCGCGTGGATTTCGACGCGATCGTCGCTGCCGTCCTGACCTCCCAGGACGACATGATGCGTGTCTACCAGAAGCGGGCGGCCTACATCGTCGTCGGCGGCTCGCGCTACCACGACCTGCTCGGGGCCCGCGACCGGAGCGGGATGTTCGTGGTGAGCTTCCCATGGGATTTCCAGGCCAGGACCTCTCTCGGCATGGAGCGGCACCCCCGGATGTTCGCCGGGCTGAAAGTCGCTTTCGTGCCCTGGGTCGATGGCCTGTTCGTGCTTCCCGACCTCGCCCTCACCCCTTGAGCATGTCGATCGTGCCCAGCGGGATCGGGATATCGCCGAGGCCGTCGCCGTCGGTGTCGATCTCGGGCGTGAGCGTGGCGGCCAGGGTGTCGGCCCGGGTCGCGTACCAGGACGCCGCGGCGCCGTAGCCGTCGTCCTTCATGGGGTTGATTTGGCGGCGGCAGATCAGGGCGATCGTGGCGTAGGCGCACCACTCCTTGATCTCGTCGGTCACCAGCAGCTGGTTGGCGGCCAGCCAGGTGATGAGCTGCGGGTCCCGCAGGGGCGAGCGGCGGTTGGCCCAGTTGACGCCGTAGGGGAACGCGAACCGGGTCTGGCGGACGACGACGTTGTCGCCCCGCCAGGCGTTGTGCAGGAGCTGCTCGAAGGAGGCCCGCGCGCGGCCCCGCTCCTCGGCGAACCCGGTCTGGTCGGTGTCGAGCCGCTGGAGCTTCTCCAGCCAACTGCCGGCGTAGAACTTCGTTTCATCCCAGGTCTGGTAGACGGGCCGGGCCGTCGCCGAGCCGGGGGAGGGCTTGACGATCAGCCAGCCAAAGGTCTTCTTGCGGGCCACGCCGCCGGAGGTGATCGTCAACTGGAGGTTGTAGCGGCCGGGCGTGAGCGTGCCCGATTGGGCGGCCGAGACGGCGAAGTTGAACTGGCCGAGCGCGGCCGTCGCCCACGACACGGCCGGGGCGAACAGGACGGCCTGGTCGTCGCCCCGCCAGCAGGCGCAGGTGAGCGTCTCGGTGCCGTTGTAGGTGGTGACCTGGGCGTCGTTGAGGTCGTCGATCTCGAGGACGTAGGAAACGTCCGCGCCGATCTCGATGGGGAGCTCGATGGCCATCTCAGGTGGACCTCACGATCTTGATGGCCCCGATCGCGGCCACGCTCGGCCCGGTCGAAACGACCTTGACGCTGAACGACGTCGAGGCCACGGTCTTGACCTGAAACGCCGTGGGGCCGGTGCCCGGCGCAACAACGCCCCCCGTGCCGATGGTGATGCCCGCGCCGCGGCGGCGCCTGGCCCGGGGAAACGGGTCGCGCAGCCGGTCGCGGGGCGCGACCCAGCCGGGGGTGTAATAGTTGGCGGCCGAGTAGTGCTGCACGGCTTGGCTCAGTTCAGCTCACGAGGTGGGCCGGTCCGGGAGTGGGTGCGACCTCGACGTAGGACAGGGCCAGGTCGGCGACGGCCTTCATCTCGCTGGCCGTGAGCGTGCGCGTGAGGTCCACGACGCGCTCGCCGGGCGTGGCGGCCGACTCGACCCGGGCGACCAGGCAGCGATCGCGGTAGACAATGAAACCGCCCTGGGCCTGGACGATGCGAAGCATGGGGAAATCCTGTCTGGGTTGGGAGAGCACGGGAACGGGAGTGGGAACGGGAATCGGTTCGATCACCATGAATAACCTCACCCGATCTCGCGGTAGGTGAACCGGACGATCGTGTCCTGCGCCGTCCAGGTCGACGTGAGGATGCGCAGGCCCCACACCGACGACGGCGCGAGGTAGATCCGCTCCTCCGGGATCGGGGCCCACTCCCAGCCGCCGAGCGTGGGGAACCCGCGGTAGCCGCCGCCCGTGTTGGTGGTGTACGTGGTCGGCTCGACGGTCAGGTTGCCCAGCACGGTCGAGGCCGAGGCCTGGTCGCCCTGCTCGGTCTTGGTCGGGGTCAGGCTGGTGCCGGCGGCCGAGCCGATCGTGGTGACCTTTTGCCAGAGCGCCGCGAGCTGCTGGTTGGTCGCGTTCGAGGCGTCGGTGATGCTCGCCGAGAGCAGCTCGACGATCGTCGTGGAGGGGGCCGTGATCAGGATCACGGTCTTGGTCGCGGCCAGCGCGCTGCAGAGAATCGAACCTTCATAAACACCACGCATCGGCGGGTTACCTCACGGGTCGGGTGGACTTGATCACAACACTCTGGACGACGGCCGGGGCCGGGATGAGGGCCTCGCGACGCGGGCGGGGTCCGCCGGGGAATCGGGGGTACGCGGTGCGGCGGATCGTGGGCAAGAGGACCTGGACCGGCGTGGCCGCGCCGGGAATCACCACCGTTCGCCGCCGGGGCACCTCGACGATCCGGGTGACCAGGCGAGCGGGCGAAACCCGGAACATGGCCGGCGTCAAGCCCGACGGCTGGGACTGGAACGCGCCGAAGTCGCGGTAGCCGGCCTGGGTGAGGCCGGGGAGCGCGGCGCCGGGGGCCGTCCCGCGCAGGAGCGCGCCCCGGCCGCTCGTGGCGTTCAGGGTGAAGTCGCCGCCGGCCGCGTTCGTGAGCGGGTCGTTGGGCGACGCGAGCGGCACGTCGAGCGTGTTGGTGTACGGCGCCACGCCGTGGGCGGGATTGGTCGACGTGTCGTCGAGGTTGTTCCGCGATCCGCTGGTGTTATTGTAGAAGGCGTTGCCGTCCCAATCGGGCCGCGCCTCGACGCCCGCGCCGGTGATGTGGGTCAGGCCAAAGCCGCCGTTGGAATGGAGGACGTTCCCCTTGATCCACAGGTTTTCATAGGCCGCGTTCGTGATCGCGATCCCGTGGCGGCCGCTGTTGTAAATCGTGTTGAACGTGACCGCGTCCGAGTTGATGGTCTGGATGCCGTCGGACGACGCGCCCGACATGTTCGCGATCACGTTGCCGTCGATCCGGCCATTGCCCGCGCCGGCGATCCCGACCGCCGCGCTGTCGTGGATGTAGTTATACGAGAACCCCATCGCGCCGAAGATCGTGCTGAGCGCGGCCGTCGCCGCCACGCCGCCGGTGATCTCGTTGTAGGTCGCCACGCCGCCGGTGGCCCCGCCGACGCGGACGCCGTACTGCGAAAAGTTGGCGATCTTGTTGTTGTGGCAGACGTGGCCGCCGCCGCTGAACAGCATGCCGATTTGCGGGATGCTCGACCCGGTGGCGACGATCAGGTTGCGGACGATGACGCCGGTACCCGAGAACGTCAGGGCCGTCAGGCTGGCGGCGTTGGTCGCGATCGTGGGGCGGTTGGCCGCGCCGGTGCCGAACACGGTGTCGCCGCGCGTCGCGTTGTACCCGACCAGCTCCGTCGGCGGCACGGTCCGGCTGGGCGAGCAGGTCTGGGCGAAGGTGACGCCCGTGGTGATGCCGTAGGTGCCGCTCTTGATGAACGCCTTGTTCGAGGCGACCATCGCGCCGGAGAGCTTGCCGAGCGTCTGCAACGCGCCGCCCATCGAGCCTGTGGCGTTGGTCGTGGTGCCGCTGGTGGGCAGGGCCGCCGCGCCCGTGACCGTCCACGTCGTCGGGGTCTGGGCGGTGATCTCGTAAAAGCCCGCCGTCACGTTGGTCCCGGTCGCCATCTGCACCACGTTGCCGACGTCGGCCGAGGTCGGGGTGTAGCCGGTGAACGTGATCACGTTCGCCGCGATCGACGTGGTGATCGTGGCGTTGTCGATCACCACCTGCGCGGCATCCTGCTGGGAACGGTCCGTGCCGGTCGCGCCGGCCTTGAAGCCGCCGCCGTTGCTGTCGCTGCCCGAACCCCGGACTTCCCAGACTTGCGCGGTGGAAAGGGCCATCGGTCAGTTCGCTCCGCGGCTCAGGTCAGGACGAGGGGAGGAGGCTGGCGCGGGGGTTGATCGCGAGCGTGTTGACGATCAAGAGCAGCGCGTTGCCGCTGGCCAGGAGCGCGTCGTGGTTGCTCTGGAGGAGCCCGATCACCTGGAGGGCCTGGCCGGCGGTGACTTGCTTGGCGGGCTCGCCGGGCCGGTCGGCGATGATGGCCGCCGGGTCGGCCGCCTGGAGGGCCGCGAGCACGGTCTGGCCGCCGCCGGCCGCCGAGGGGAGCGTGGCCGCGCCGAGCAGGACCTTCAGGGTGTTGGCCAGGTGCAGGGCCAGGACGTCACTGTGCGGTCGCAGCGTCTCGGCGACGAACGCGAGGACTTCGGAGTCGGTGATCATGCGGGTTTCCCTTCGGGAAACGTTGTCAGTTGTCAGTTTTCAGTTGTCAGTAAAGACATGCGAATACTGACAACTGAGACCTACTGACAACTGAAAACTCAGTTGTAGGAGACCGTGACGGCCGGCGAGTTGGCACCCGAGGCGCACCAGATCCCGTTGGCGGTGGGCATGTCGACGGTGTAAATCGTGCCGACGGCCGCCGAGGCCGGGATGGCCAGGAGGATCGTGCCGGAGTTCGTGGTGGCGTTGTCGTAGAAGTTGAGCGCGGCCGTGCCGAGCGTCGTGACGGTGACCTTGAACAGCCGCCCCGGCTCGGCCGCCCCGATGAGCGCGGCGGCGGCGGCGGCGGCGACGGCCTGCGTCTTCCAGGCGATCGTGAACTGCGGGTTGGCCATGGCGCGTGCGACCTCGTAACGTGATCGGGATCGGGGAAAAGAAGCGCCCGGCGCGGGGAGCGCCGGGCGACGAACATCAGCGATCCACGACGCAGCGGAAGTAGTCGACGTTCAGCGTCTCGGCCGTGCCGCCGGCGGCGGCCATCATCGTCATGAACGGGAAGAGGTTGTTCGTGCCGATCGTGACGTTCTGGGTGGCCTGGACGACGCCGTTGACGAGGAACCTGACCCGGGCCGTGACGCCGTCGTTGGCGTCCCAGTGGATGCCCAGGCGGAGGCCCACGGCCGTGACCGCCGTGGCGATCGTGGCCGACGTGGTCTGCGTGGTCGTGACGCTCGTGATGCCCTTCACGGCCATCGCGCCGCCGGTCTTGAAGATCGCGGCACCGTCGAACGAGGTGGGCGGACCGGCGCTGGAGGCCACCATCCAGCCCGTGGTGGTGATCGAGGACAGGCCGATGGCCCAGTTGCTGGAGTTGGTCGACGCCTCGGTGACGAGGATCGAGGCTTCAAGCCAACCCGACTTGAGCGGGTTGAAGAACTTCTGCTGCGTGGCCAGGAGCTGGTAGTCGCTGGCCGAGGCGGCGGTGGGGATGTTGATCCAGCCGCCCGCCTTCGTGGTGTTGACCGCCAGCGCGCCGCCGGTCCCCTTGACGACCGCCCAGGCCCCGTTGGTGGCGGCGGTGTCGAGGTAAAAGAAGTCGTCGAAGATCTCGGCTTGCACTCGCTTGTCGACGGTGATCGGCATCATGGCCGTGGGCCCTCGCGTGGTGAGTTGTCAGTTGTCAGTGGTCAGTCGTCGGTGGTTTTCGGTGGTCCGTTGCCAGTGGTCAGTCGAACGTATTTGCATACTGACAACTGACCACTGACAACTGAGACCTACTCTCACTGCGTCGCGCCGACGTAGATGGTGCCGAACCGTTTGGCGTCCTCGGCGAAGACGGCCGCCCCGTGCAAGAGCAGGCCGCGCACGGCCGTGGCCATCGTCGATTCGAGCCGCAGGGCCTCGGTCTCGACGAGCTGGCGGGCGTAGGAGACCGGCTTGCCCTGGCCGTACTGGCAATACTTGCCGCTGGCGTCGACGGGCAGCGCGGGCGAGACGTAGAGGTCGAACCCGGCGATCCGGCCGAAGAACCCCGGCGCGGTGTTGGCCGTCATCCCGACCCGGGCCGTGGTGATCACGCTATCGCCGAGGTCCGACGCCCGGATCAGGTAGGTGATGTCCTTCAGCAAGAACGCCTTGTAAATCGGGCTGATGATCACCCAGCGGTCCTGCGCGGGCACCGAGAGCGCGTCGAGCTTGGCCCCGGCGTCCACGAGCAGCGTGTAGGCGTTGGCCGCGGAGACCGTCCAGGCCGAGCCGCCGTTGGTGAGCTGGTTGGCGCTGTTGGCGCTGGCGTAGAACGAGAGCGCCTTGCGGTCGATCTCGTTGGCCAGGGCCACGGCCGCGCGCTTGCTGTAGCCGTCCAGCGCGTTGATGTCGTTCTGGGCCCGGTCGAGGTCGTCGACCTCGAAGGCGAACAGCTTCGAGTCGGTGACCGTCAGGGTCTCCTTCGAGGGGTTCAGGTCCTCGTAGGAGATCGGGTTGCCCCGGGTGTAGTTCTGCATGTTGACCGAGCCGAAGGTGCGCACCTGCACGGTGTCGCCCTTCTCCTGGATCTCGCCCTGGTAGTCGATGTTGCACATCACGTTGTACGCGACGTTCAACTGATCGAGGTTGGCGACGATGTTCGTCGACCAGATCTGCGGGACGAAATTGGCCAGGCTGTTGGCCATGAGTCACCTCCTTCTCGCGCGTTAGCGCTCAGAGCCGATCGGCGCGCCTCCCATCGCGATACCCGCCTTGGCGGCGCGTTCCGCGACGATCTGCATCACCGACTTGGCGGACGTTTGCGACACGCTGGGGGAACTCCCCCGCGCGGCACCCGGCCCGGCCGCGCTGGGCTGGACGATCGGTGCCGGCCTCGTCGCTCCCGCGACCCCGCTCCCCGCCTGGGGATCGGCCTGGACCATGTACGCGCGGCCCTTCAGGGCCTCGGTCACCAGTCCGCTGAGCTTCGCCTCGTCGGCCTCGTCGGCCTCGGGCTTGTACTGGAGGGCCGCCCAGAGGTCGTCCTTCGCCTCATCCCGGACGTCGGCGGTCTTCGCGAGCTTGTCGAAGACGGCGCGGTGCTTGATCCCGCGCAGGCTGTCGGTCAGCTCGGAGATCTTCTTGTCCTTCTCGTCGGGCGCGGCGTTGGCCTTGCTGGCCAGCGTGTCGCGCTCGGTGGTGAGCGTGCCGACCGAGGCCTTCAAGGTGTCGCGCTCGGTGGTCAGTTCGGCGTTGGCCTTCTTCAGCTCGACCAGCTTCCCCTTGCGCTGGATCGACTCGTTGAGCACGCGCTCATAGACCGCGTAGGGGACGGACTGGCCTTGGACGGGTTCACTCATCGGTCGCGTCATCCTCGGAGGGGTCGGCCGCGGTGGCCGGGGTCTTGCCGCTGGTCGCGGCGATCGCCGCCGCGGCCGGAGTCGTGGTCGCCGCCGTCGCCAGCGGCGAGCCATCGGGCTTGACGCCGGCCGCCACGGGGTCGGGCTCGGGGAAGATCCGGGCCTCCTCCTGGGCGTCCTCGGCGAACTGCTCGAGCCGGGCGATCGCCTGGGCGCGGGTCATGCCCCGGTCCATCAGGATCGAGATCCGCGTGGCCACGCCGGCTTGCAGGTCGTGGGTCTCGTGGTCGTCGGTCTCGGCCGAGCGGATCGTCGAGGCCGGCTTGGTCCACGCGCAATGGACCTGCACGGTCTCGGCCGCCGCGATCAGCTCGGGTTGGTCGTAATAGTGGCCCGCCACGCGGAGGATCAGCCGGGCGGCCTCCTCCTCGTACTCGCTGAAGTCCGGCTGGCGGGCGATCGTGTAGTCGAGCAGGGGGCCGCGCTCGGCCTCGACCTGGAACCCGCTCTGCGGCCCCTGCTGGTCGTCGCGGACGGCGGAGAGCGGGACGTCGAGCTCGTGGAACGTCTGGTTCGCGTATTTCTGCGCGTCCCACCAGGCGTCCTGCACCCCGAGCTGGGCCTGGAGGTAGAACGCGTCGGGCTCCAGGGCGTTGTCGCCGGCGGCGGCCGTCGCGTGCGGCTTCAGGTGCATGAACGCGCCGACGCGATCGAGGAGCTTCGTGCCCACGGCCACGTTGCGGACAAACGCCTTCGGGTTGAGGAACTCCTTGACGTGGAGCGCGGTATCGGACAATTCTCTGTCGATATCTTCATTGCACTCGCGGAGCATCGTGCCGACGCCACTGCCCCAGAACCGATCAACGGGTCGCTCATTCCAGACGAACGCGAACGGCAGCACGCCGTAGGGGTTCAAGCCGTCGCCGGTCTGGCGCTCGGCGTCCACGGTGCCCGAGAGCTGGGGCTGGTAGTAGGCGGCCGTGCCGCCGGCCGTGGGCAGGGCGTCGACCCAATCGACGGCCTTGGTCTCGTAGACCCGATGCTCGGCGGCGGTCCAGGCCTCGTAGTGCCGCCATTTCTTGCGGCCCTTGGTGATGACCTGCACGGTCACGACGGCCCAGGGGCAGCAGGGATCGTCGTCGCGGCAGAACACGGTGAACTCGTCGCCGCCCCAGAGGTAGAGCGTGATCGGCTTGTTGGGGTTGCCCGTGGCCACGGCCTGGACGGCGCAGCAGTCGTTGAGCGTGGCCTTGCGGTCGGCCGTGCGCATCACCCGGTCGATGTGGTTGGTGCGCCACACCAGCTCGAGCCAGGTCGACGCCAGCGGGCTGGGCTCGGCCCCGCCCTCGTCTTCCGAGCCCTCGATCGACCGCGATGGGCCGGGGCTATAGAGCAGGCTCGTGAGCGTGCGGATCGCCTTGCGGGTCAAGCGGCTGAACCGCTTCGGGCGCTTGCGGTAATCACTGGGCAGCTCGGCCTCGCGGGCCTCGAGGTGCTGGCGCTGGTCGCCGCGGTAGAAGTCCTCGTTCGCCGACGCGCACTCCATGCGGTCGCTGTCCATCGGCAAGCCGGCCGTCACCGACTCCTCGATCGTGTCGAGGGACGGGACGGACTCGGGCTCGGGAAGGGTGACGGCGGCGGTGTCGGGCGGCATCAGGCGATGTACCTTGCGACGTGGGCGAAACCGAAGATCAGGAAGCCGGGGTCGATGCACGCCCCGGCGAACGCCGTGACGGTCCCCACCGCTTCCTGGATGCGAAGGTCAAGGTTGGCGTGGTAGCTCACATCGGCACCCGTTGGTTAGCGCGTGGGCAGCAACAGCTTGGGCTTGAAGATCGGCGACGGCTTCGGCTTGTCCGCACCCGCGCCGGCCGGGGCCACGCCCATGCAGGCGGCGATCACGGGGATCAGGTCGGCCGTGGGCACGGCGCACGTCTGCTGGCCGCCCTCGTGGTCGCGGAACGTCAGGAGCGTCATCTTGTCGCCCTCGCCGTTCTGGCCGCCGCCGACGGCGACGATCCGGAACACGGGCAGCGTGGCGGTCGCGGTCCCTTGGGACATCTTCTTCCTCTCGTGTCGGGTGTGGTTCTGGGCCAGTTGTTTGAGGCGGGCGTGGAGCTTCATGCGTCCTCCGGGTCGCCCATTTCGTCGTCGCCGTGCGCCAGCACCGCCAGTTTCAGGAGGGTTCGCAGCGACCTCCGCTCGGCGTCGAGCCGCTCCAGCTCGGCGCGGACCTGGGCGGGGAGCGGGACGAGCGACGATCGGGATAGCGACGTGACCGTGACGTCGAGCAACGGGGCGAGAGCCATGAATCAATTCCCCCACAGTGAGGCCAGCATCAGGAACGTGTCGGCCAGGTCGGGCGAGCGCCCGAGTCGCTCCTGGCAGGTCTCCTTCTTCTCCAGCGCGATCTTGGCCCCGTCGTGCGTGTACCGCAGGGCCAGCAGCTCCTCGCGAAGGTCGCCCCAGTGCTCGTTCATCGGGATGTGGAACGGCGGTTGCGCGGGCGTCTTGCGGCCTTCCAGGACCTTGTAGTAATTGGGCTTGGCGGGCGCGGGCTCGGCCTCGACGATCTCGGGCCGCTCGGGGTCGAGCCGCTGCCGCAGGGTCCAGGCCGCGCGGGCTCGGCGGTTGGCGAACCGCGCGCCGCCCTTGGCCCCGCCCCGGTAGCCCACGGCGTCGTGGATTTCCAGGGCTTCGAGGTAGCGGGTCATGTCCGACCCGGCCCAGCCGCCGATGTCGTAGACGATCCGGTCGTGGGCGACGCCCCACTCGACCGAGAGCTTCTTGACGAGCTGGGCCGCGCCCAGCACGTCGATCCGGTTGGAGACGACCATCGCGAGCACGCCGAGCGTGTCGGCGACGACGGCCACCGTGCGATCGCGGCCCGTGCCCTTGGAGATGTCGATCGCGAGGTATCGCGGGCCGCCCTGGCCCTTGGCGCGGGCCTCGGCGACGCAGCGGTCGATCCAGGACGGGGGCAGGAGCTGGTCGAGGTCCTCGTCGGGGAACTCGGCCAGGACCCGCGTCTTCCAGTAGAGCGAACCTTCGCCGTAGACCTTGCGGACGTTGTCGATCCAGGTCCGGGAACACAGCCCTTTCGGCAGCCCCTGGGCCTTGATCTCGCGATCGGTCAGTTGGGCGTGGGGCGAGTCGAACGCCGTCAGGTGAAAGCCGGCGTAACCTTCGGTGCCCGAGGCCGCGAGGTCCCAGAGCGTGCGGAAGTGCCCCTTGGCTCGAATGGGGTTGCCGAGGGCCAGGAGGCTCGTGTAGCCGAGGGATTCGATCGCGTCCCACGACGTCTGCTTGATGCCCGAGGACTCATCCGCGATGACGAGGATGTTGTCCCCGTGGTAGCCCGAGAACGATTCGGCGTTCTTGGCCGAGAACCCGATCGCGAACCGCTCGGGGTCAATCGTGACCCGCTGGGGGATCGCGTTGCCCTCGCTGGGCTCGCCGCCGAGCGGAAAGAGGCTCTTGCCGTGCGCCCCCTTGATCGCGGCCCAGAGGACGGAGACGAGCTGGTTGTTGCTAGACGAGGTCGTGATGACCTTGGCGTCGTCCCGCGTGTAGAGCCAGTGGAGCGCCGTGGAGGCGGCCGCCCAACTCTTGCCGACCGAGTGGGCCGCCGGTACGACCGTCACCCGGTTGCGGACGACGGACTCGGCGATCCGCTCCTGCTGGCCGTGGAACGCGGGGCGGCCCAGCACCGCTTCGTGGAACAGGCCCGGGTCGTCGTAGCAGTCCGCGATCAGCTCGGCCAGGTCATCATCGCTGGCCATCGGTCTTGGGGACCTTGCGGGCTGCGCGGATCGCCTTGGCCCGGGCCATCACGTCGACGACCTTGGCTTCGCGCGGCGGGTCGGGGTCGGGGACCTTGCCGTCGATCCGGGTGAACGCCTCGCGGATGAGCGCGGCGTCGCCGGAGATCGCGTGGCCGAGCATGGCCTGCACGAGGACGTCGGCCACCGTCTTGCCGCCCACGATCGGCATCTCGCCGAGCGTGTCGGCGTCGAGCGCCTCGCGGAGGATCGCGGTGAGCGATCGCCCCTTGGGCCGGCCGCCGGGGTTGCCGGACCGGCCGGGCGGGAACTGGGTCGCGGGATTGGGGAACGACACACCTGTTGTCCACCTGTTTTTGAGGTGGCGCCATCACACCTTGGGAGGAAGATCCGGGGGCCGGCGGTCAGGCCCGCTTCGGCGCGCGCGGCCCGGGGGCCACGAGGAACGGCCGCCCGAGCGACAGCTCGGCCGGCGCGGGGGCGGATGCGGCCCCGAGATTGGCGGCGTTCACTGGATCTCCCTCGCTCGCGGGGCGTTTAGGCGTGGAGGAACTCGACCCGGGGCGGGGGGAGTGGCCGGCCGCCCCGGGCGGCGACCCGGGCGTCCCCGGCGTCGAAGCGGCGGTAGCCCACGAGATTGACCCAGCGGCCGTCGACCCGGCGGCGCGAGACCGCGCAGCAGTCCGACGGCACGGGCTCGTCCGGGAGGAGCGGGCCGCCGCCGGTGAACATGGATGGCAGGAGTGAAGCGAGGAGGCCGGCCACGCTTGCGGCAAGGGATCGGACGGCGATCCCCGGGCGGAAACTGGGAGCGTTCACGGGTCGTCTCTCCGGGTGTGCGGGACTGGGCTCAACGCGCCGCGAGCTGGCGTGCCCAGCGGCGGAGCGTGCGATCGGTCACCCCGAACGCGCGAGCCACCCGGCCGGCGGCGTCGTCGCCGGCGCGGTAGTGGCCCACGGCCGCCTCGCGGCGGATGCGCTCCTCGGAGCCAGGGGCGGGCAGGGGCCGGCCCCGGCGGCGGGGCTCGATGGTCGTCAGCTCGGCGGTCGTCACGGCGGCGGTCCCCTTCGATCCAGGGCCGGGCGGCGTCGCCCGCTCGCTCGGTCCCTACACCTATCGCGGGGAAGCGGACGGGAATTCGGCCCGTTTGGCGGCGATCGGCCGGCCCGGGGACTCGCGCGGGCCGCGGATCGCGATAGTTTTTCCCGGGCGAATGGACATTCCCCGGGAAACTCCGGAATCCGCGACGAGGCGGACACCAATTCGTCCTCCAGCGCGCAAGGCCCGGCCCATGCCCACGCCCGATTGCCCCGGCGACGACGCGGCCCGGCGCCAGGTACTCGACGCGATCCGCTCGGGCGCGCGCTGCTATTCCACGGTCGCCTCCCTGCGCCGCGCCGGGGCGATCGGCACCCCCCGGGGCGCGGCCGGGCGGGCGATCGCCGGGCTCCTCCGCGACCAGTGGCTGGAGACGTGGCGGCCGGCGGGCGGGGCGCGGGTCGCGACCTTCACGCCGCTCGGGGCCGCCGCGCTCGGCCTGGCCCTGATCCAGCCCGAGGACGATGCCGACGAGGAGCCGCGCTGGGGCCGGGCCGGGGCCGACCCGAGCTATGAGGGGAACGCGCTCGACAGGACCGGCCGCTACCTCGACGAGCCGGAGCACTTCACGATCACGCTCGACTGGGGGCCGCTCAAGCGCTCGCTCACGCGCTTCGAGGCGGTCCTGCGGTGGAAGCGATCGAAGGGCAAGGCGGCCGACCCGCTCCTCCGCGACGACGACGGTGAGCCCGTCGTGATCCTGGGCCAGGTCGTGCGCCGCGACGCGAGGATCAGGTAGTTGTCCGTGGTTTCCAGTTGTCAGTTGTCAGTTGTCAGTGAACGCATTCAATGGCATCCACTGAGAACTGAGAACTGAGAACTGACAACTGACAACTACTAACTAACAACTGACAACTCGAGGGGGGTTGGGGAGGGGCGGCGTCGCCCCCGATTTTCCCGGCGCGGCGTCGCGTCAGGTAATCGTCCCCCGGAGGCTGGGACTGGAGCGGGATCGGGCGGCGAGTTGGCACCGGCGGCGGTGCCCGTGCCGGTGTCGGTGTCGGTGTCGTCGCCCGCGTAGGCCCGGGCGCAGATCGCGGCGAAGGCGGGGGCCGAGACCAGGTAGGCGACGGTCTCGCCGTTGGCCGGCGTCAGGTAGCCCTCGCTCTGGATCTCGACCAGCTTGCCGCCGTAGACGGCCTCGACCAGGCCGCGGTCGATCGCGCGTTCGCCAACCACGCGCAGCGGGTGATGCCGCCCGGCGCGGGCCAAGGCCTCGGCGGCGGGGAGCGGGTCGCCTTCGCCCTGGCCGACGTCGGCGCGGAGTTGCGAGGTCGGGCTGCTGGGCACGCGCATGGGGCGGAACCGGCGCGACTGCTGGGCCTTCCTGTGCGACACGGCCATCGGCGGCCCTCGGGCGGGATCGAGTCGAATTGGGTTGGGTCGAGTCGAGGCTCCGTCCTCCTGGTCGGGACACTCACATCATCGAGTGATGGTCGCGCGATCATACCCGATTCCGGCCGTGCGCCGCGCCCCGGGCGAATCGCGGCGCGGCGCGGTCGCGATGGTTTGGGTGTGGCCGCGCCGCGCCGACCGGCGCGGGACGGGCCTTCCGGGTGCCGCTTCGGAGCGGTATTCGCGGCCTCCGTGATGACGCTTCGGAGCGTCATCGGAGCGATCGGGCGATGACGCCCGGAAGCGGCGCATGACGCCCGAGAGCGGCACCAGGCGACGGACCTTTATCGAGGCGGCGCAACGAGATGCGGGCGATCGGATATGTCCGGGTCAGCACCGACGAACAGGTCGTCTCGATCGAGGCCCAGGAGGCCAAGGTCCGGGGCTACTGCGCGCTCCACGAGATCGACCTGGTGGACGTGGTCCGGGACCACGGGGTCTCGGCCAAGTCGCTCGATCGGCCCGGTCTCTCCGACGCCCTGGCCCGGCTGATTCGAGGTGAGGCCGACGGGCTGGTGATCGCCAAGCTCGATCGACTCTCGCGGTCAGTGGCTGACTGGGCCGTGCTGATCGAGGCCCACTTCGGGTCCGACGCCGGCCGCCACCTCTGGTCGGTCGGCGACTCGATCGACACCCGCACGGCCGCCGGGCGGATGGTGTTAAACATTCTCATGTCGGTCGCCCAGTGGGAGCGCGAGGCGATCGCCGAACGCACCCGCGACGCGCTGCGTCACAAGCGATCGAACGGAGAGCGTACCGGCACGATCCCGCGCGGCGCGAAGCTCGCCGGCGACGGCCGGACCCTCGTGCCCGACGCGGTGGAGATGGCCGACCTCGCGATGATCCGCGTGCTCCGCGATCGCGACGGCCTGGGCGCCCGGGCGATCTCCCGCCTCATGGCCGAGCGCACGGGCCGGAAGTGGCCCCCGTCCACGATCACCCGCGTCCTCAAGAGGCCACAAGCATGAACATTCCCGGATGGGCCAACACCCTGCGCCGCACCCTGGCCGAATCGGGCCGGTCGCTCCGCGACGTCGCGATCGAGGCCGACGTCTGCCCGAGCGTGGTCCAGAAGTTCGTCGTCGGCACCTGCGACCTGAAGCTGGCCACGGCCGAGCGGATCGGCCGCGTGCTCAACCTCCGCCTGGTCGAGACGGCGGCGCGACCGAAGCCGAAGCGGGCGAAGGGATGAGCGGTTGTGGAAGTGGTCATTATCGCAAGGGGTGACGGATGGCTTGCGGCGCGGCGGGAGACGTGACGATCGGCGGCGCGCGGCTCTTGCTGGGCGACTGCCTGGAGCGGATGGGCGAGGTCGCCGATGGGTCGGTTGATCTCATCCTGGCCGATCTCCCCTACGGCACGACGGCCTGCAAGTGGGACACGATCATTCCCTTCGAGCCGCTCTGGGCTCACTACCGCCGCATCCTGAAGCCGCGCGGAGCGGTCGTTTTGACGGCCAGCCAGCCGTTCACGTCGATGCTCGTGATGAGCAATCGGAAGTGGTTTCGGTACAGCCTGGTATGGGACCAGCGATGCCCCACGGGACACCTGAACGCGAAAAAGATGCCCTTGCGCGTTCACCAAGATATCGCGGTCTTCAGCCCCTCGACTCTTGGCCGTGGCACATACAGGCCGATCATGCGGGCGGGTGCCCATCGGGTGAAAGGTTCGGGGGGACGGACGTCCGAATGTTACGGGTCGTATAAAAATCTGGCTGTATCGTCTGATGCTTATTATCCCACCTCAATCGTCGTAGCCGCGAACGGAAATTGGGCCGGCAAGGTTCATCCCACCCAAAAGCCCGTCGCTCTCGGCTCCTACCTGATCCGCACCTACAGCAACCCCCGCGACGCGGTGCTCGACAACACGATGGGCTCGGGATCGTTCGGCGTCTCGGCCGTGGAAGAGGGCCGATCGTTCATCGGCATCGAGCGTGACCCCGGTTACTTCGCCATCGCCGAGCGTCGCCTCGCCGGGGCGGTGGCCCCGTGACCCACACCTCCTGGCTCGATCCCTGGCTCATGACGGCCCACCTCGCGCTCGACCGCGAGGGCCGGCTCTGGATCCGCGCGACCGAGGACGAGGACTCGCCGCGCGTGGACCTCGGGCCGATCGCCCTGGCCGAGGTCGAGCCCGGCCTGGCCGGCGAGCTGGCGGAGCTGCTCGACGCCTGGCGGGACACGCCCCGGCGATCGGACCTGCACCGGGAATGGAATCAGGAGTGGGCGGCCGAGCGAGGGCTTTAGTTATCAGTTGTCAGTTGTCAGTTGTCAGTCCGACGGATTCACGCATTGGCATTCACTGAAAACTGACCACTCAGACAAGTGTGTCCGGTCGATCGGTAGCCGGCACGTCGCCCCCGGCATGGACCGAGCCCACCGGCTGGAGCCTGGCCCAGCCGTCGTGATCGGGGGCGCGGACCACGCGGATCGCGGTGAATTGGATCTCGTGCCGGTACTGGGGACGCATGGATTGAAGGAATCGCGTCGCGGCTCGGCCCGGTGTCACCTCGACGACGATCGCGCTGAACCCACACCAGCTCACCCGGTAGGCGACGCGGGCCGTGCGGTTGCGGCGCGGGCGGGGGAAGCCCCGGCCGGGGATGAGGAGCTGGCCGGGGAGGTCGGGAGGGCGGCGATCGGGGAGGATGCCCATGACGGTCGTCCTTCGAGCTAGTCAGTTCGCGTCCGCGTAGCGTTTGAGGCACGTCATCGGTATCCGGATCCTGACGCCGGGCTCGATTTCGATAACGAGGACGTATTCGACGCTCATGGGAGGGAGTGGATGAGGACGCTCGCGCGTCTGCGCACGGCGGACGAAGCGTTTGCAGCCGGCCAGGCAGAGGAGCCTGTCGAACTCGGTGGAGTCCACATGGTCGCCCGAGGGGCAGACCACCGGGACCAGCTCGCCATCCACGTCGGCATAGTAGAGCAGGTCCGCGAGCATCATGTTCTTGACTCCGATTGTTTGGAAATCGTGGGTCTGATAACGGCTGTTATGGTGCGCTCGGCGGTTGTCGATGGTTGGATTGCTTGAATCGCCGCTCGACGATCTCCACCTTCGGGTCATCCGCGCGGACGACCCAGAACAGGGCCTCGGGTTGGCAGAGCTGCGGCGCGTAGATTGCGGCCTCGCCGAGACTGCGAAACTTGCGGGCCGACCACGCGGCGAAGGCGCTATGATCGGGGATCGTCGAGACGAACGTGACCGGGCCGCCGATGGCCGCCTCGATGATCACGTACAGCGCGGGCTCGGGGGTCATGGTTTCCTCGCTTCGCTCGGAAGTTGTCAGTCGTCAGTTATCAGTGAACGCATTTGGATACTGACAACTGATAACTGACCACTGACAACTGACTTCACATCGCCCGCAGCTCGCGGCGGTCCCCCTGGCACGGCTCGCAGCGGCACTCCCGGCCGTGGCCCACGTCGACACCACCCCAGCGCCGCAAGCCCCGCCACAGGCGGCCGAGCCACACGCGGACGCGGCCCGGGGTGGCCTCGTCGCGGGCGGGCCAGTCGTCGAGGATCGTGGGGTCCGTCAGGGCGGCGCGGATCAGGGCCACGCGGGCGTCGATCACGGTGTCCTCGTCCTGGTCGTGGTCGTTCAACGGCGGCCTCCTTTGTCGAGCTGGATTCGGTGCGCGGGCAACGGGGCGTAGAAGCGATCGCCGAGCAACTCCCAGGTCACGCCGACCTGGTCGCCGGCGACGGTGGCCACGACACCCGATGCGCCGTGGTAGGGGTTGACGGGCCAGTCGAGGGTGACCCGATCGCCGGGCTCGAAGCCGCGGCGTCGGGGCGTGGTGGGCCGGGCCAGGGCGATCATGGGCGGCCTCCCTTCGCGGGGGCTTTTCCCGGGCGTAGGCTCTCATCCACAGGACGATTGCAGCCCTCGGCGATCGCGGCCTCGATCATGGTGACGGCCGCCCGCGCGGCGGCGAGCATCTCGTGCAGGGAGATCGCCGCGGGTTGGCGGCCGGCCGCGCCGGCCGCCCTCCGCTCGAAGCGGAGCATCAAGGCCCCGGCGTCGAGCGATCGCATCGAGAAGCCGGGGCCGTAGACCTGCATCCCGACCTCGCGAGTCGCGGGCTTGGCTTCGGCTGCCGGGGCGCGTTGTTGAGCCGTGATGAAGTCGTCGACGGCCTGCGCCGCCTTGGCGTGGCCGTGCTTCAGGAAGCAGCTCACGATCCGCGTGCAGGCCATGCCGATCGCCAATTGGCGGGTCGCCAGGCCGGGGCTCTTGGACATGACGCCCGAGGAACTGCGCCCGCCTCGGCCCATCGGCATCCCGATCACCTCGGCATGTCGCCAGAGGCCGTCGGCCCCTTGGGCGATCGCCACCTGCGCATCACATCCCGTCCCTTTCGGGATCGGGACCTTGATCACCTCGGGATCGAGGTACACCCCGTTCGCGTTGACCAGGTGTGCCTCGGCCGAGGTGGCCGGATCGGCCACGTCGGGGGCGGCGGCCTTGCCGGTGTAGGGTCGCAGCTCCTTCCCGGGGCCTTCAATCACGGTCAGGCCGCGATCAAACGGCGCCGGGTCAGGCGGCTCGGTTTTATGCACGGTGCATAAAACCTCCGCCCGCGTCGTTCCCTTGGCGACCGCCTCCTGGGCGGCCTCGACGACCGCCAGCTCATCGCCGGGATGGGCCTTGGCGATCGCCAGGGCCGTCGAGGGGGCGAGCTCCTTGGTTTGCACCAGGCCGAACACCGTCGCGGGGAGATCCATCAGGGACAGGCACCGAGAGACCCGGGACTGGCTGGTGTCGATCCGCTGGGCGATCTTCGCCTGAGTCCAGCCGTGGACCTCGCGCAGCTCGTGCAGCGCAACGGCCAGGTCGGCATCCGAGAGGTCTTCGCGATCGAGGTTCGCCGCGAGTTGGTCGGCCAGCCGGTCCGCGGGAGTCGCGGCCGAGGAGTCGATCCGGGCCAGCAACTCGGTCATGCCCACGGCCAGGGCGGCGCGGTACCGCCGCTCGCCGTCGACGATCGTGTAACCCTCGATCGCTCGCGTCACGAGGATCGACTGGAGTTGCTTGCGCCGAAGCCGCTGGCCGAACTTTCGGAGGGCCTCCTCGTCGAACTCCTTCCTGGGTTGTTTGGGGTCGGGGTGGAGCTGCGCCAGCGGGACCCGGAACGCCGCGTCGTCCACCCGGATCCGGACCCGCCCCGGCCCATCCTCCTTCGGCGGGGCGGCGACCTTCGGCGGCCGGGGCGCGAGGGCCGCCGCCGCGCTGGCCTCGATCCGCTTCTTCTTCGCGCTAGAGCTGGCCATCGCGGTGCCCTCCCGTCTTCAGCACGAACTCGGACGCCAGCGCGCGGATCGCGTCGGCGGCCTTGCTCCTGGGGTCGGCCGTCGTCACCGGGAGTCCCTGCGCCACGGCCTCCTCGTACACCGTGCTCTTGGGCAGCTCGGCGACCATCACCAGGTCGCCGTAGGTGTCGCGCGGGGTGTTGCTCCAGATCGAGTGCGCGTTGCTCCGGGTCTCGCGGCGGTTGACCACGATCGCGAGCTTCAGGAGTGGGTTGTCCTCCTCCCGGGACTGCCCGACAAACTCGACCACGGGCACCAGCCCGAGCACCGAATACTTGTCGGGCGTCGTCGGCGCGATCAGCCATTCCGACGCGGCTAGGGCCGACGCCGTGAGGGCCTGCAAGCTGGGCGGGCAGTCGACCAGGCAGTAATCCCAGGCCCCCTCCGCCCCGGCCTCCGCCAGGAAGTGGCGCAGCGCCGCGCGGCGGACCCCCGGCCGGAATGGGCTCGCGAAGTCGTATTGCGCCAGGGCCGGCGAGCCCGGCACCAGGCCCACGCCCTCCCACGCCCGGACGACCAGGTCCTGGGGGTCGGGGCCGGACCCGGCCTCGATCGCGGCCACGGTCTGGTCGGGGGGCAGGCCCTCGGCCAGCGTGGCGTCCATCAGGCCCAGCGTGAGCGACGACTGGGGATCGTAATCGACCAGCAGCACCTTCAGGCCCAAGGCGGCCAGCGCCCCGGCCAGGTGGTGGGTGATCGTGGTCTTGCCGACGCCGCCCTTGCGGTTGGCGATGCTCGCGGTGATCAAGCGGCACCCCCCTTCCGGTCCCGGTGGGACCGAAGCAGGATGACGGCGACGAACGTCATAAACAGGCCCACCGGCACGCCGACGGCCAGCGCCGCCCCGATCGCCGTGAGCCGCGCCTCGTCCGAGGCGGCCGTGGGGGCCGGCGGGGGGGTGCCGGCCTGGAGGCTGGTCAGGGCAAGGGCGAGGCCGGGGGGAACGTGAGGTCGCGGACGGCCGCGGTCAGGTTCGGCAGGTCGGCCTTGCGGTAGAGCTGCTGGGTCTGTGGCCGCGCATGCCGGAGCACGCGCTGCACGACCAGCTCCGAGAGTCCCCATCGGCTTTCGGCCATCGTCGCCCAGGTCTGCCGCAAGCCCCGGAACGTCAGGCCAGCGACCCCAGCCGCCAGGGCCGCCGCCTTGGCCTCGTCCAGGGGGCGCTTGCCCGCCGGTCCTCCCGTCCAGGGACCGACCCGCGTGATCCCCGGGAACGCCCAGGGCGAGCCCGAGCGGGGGAGCCACTCGGCCAGGACCTCGGCCAGGACCTCGGCGATCGGCACCGGAGCGGCCGATCCCTCGGTCTTCAGTGGTGAGCTGGCGCGGTCCACCACCTGGATCACCCGGTTGGCGAGGTCCACGTCCGCGACCCGAAGCCGAAGGCCCTCGTCGCGCCGCAGGCCCGTGAACGCGAAGGTCGCGATCAGCGCGTAAAGCCGATGCTCCTCCCAGGTCGCCCGCGACCCCGCCAGATGGGCCAGGATCGCCCCCACCTGGTCGGCCCCGAGGTGCGCGTCGGCCGGCGGCCGGGGCCGCAACCGGAAGTTGTGCGCGGCGAACGGGCTGGCCCGGAGATAGCCCCGGGCGACCGCGTAGTTGCAGGCCCGTCGGAGGTACCCGAGGTAGCCGTTGGCCGTGTTCGGGTTCAGCGTCGCCAGCGTCGACACGAACGCCGCCACGGTGGCCGGTGTCAGGTCGGCCGTGGTCTTGACCCCAGGTAACGCCGCCACGGAGTCGAGGATATGGGCTAGTTTTTTCTTGGTCCGGGGCGAGCGTAAGCCCGGGCCGTAGAGTGACAGGATCTCGCTCTGAAACTGCCGAAAGTCGAGCTTGGCCATCGCCGTTTTCTCCCCGATAACTAGGTTCCCCGGGGAGAGTGTAATCTGTCAATCGGGCCGGAGCTTGGGTAAACTGGGCAATCTGCGACTTCGCAATGCTGAGGTTGAGGGTTCGATCCCCTTCCGCTCCACTGGCCGGGATTTGCGTCCCGGCCGACCAGGCGATCGCGAGGAAAAATACTCTTGTCATGGACGCTTGTTCCGTGCTAAGGGTGGGGTTCCGAAGGATCGTCCGCTTTCGAGACCGGCCCCCGGGGGTTCTTTGACGAGGACCCGGGGGTCGGTTCATGCGCCGAACTTGGAGAGGGCGATCCGATGAAACCGGGTGACTTGGTTAAGTTGAAGTCGGGCGGTCCGGTCATGACGCTCGGCGAGCTGTCCGACACACTCAGGCGGACCCACGTTTGCTACTGGTTCGATCACAGCCATGCCCCTCAGAAGGCCGTGCTCCCGCTCGAGGTCCTGGAGCCGGCCTCTAACGATTCTTGAGCATCACGGTATCCTGCTGATTCGGGTTTTCCCGCTTGAGATCGACGCACGACCGCCCATCGCCCTGGTTGCGGATTGAGATCACCTCCGCCGCGTTCACCAGGCCGTTCTCGAAGGCCAGGAGCGTGGTCGCGCCGGCCATGATGATCACGAAGCCGACGCCGGGCGGCAGGGGCGGCGCGGTCGGGGAGTTAGGGGCATCCGGGATCATGGTCGTCCTCCGTTTGGGGCCTGCCGTTTGACCCGCAGGTCCTTGGCGAGCGTCTGGACCAGGTAATTCCCGGGGACGCGTATCCCCGGCCGCAAGGCGTAGCGTACCCGGCCAGCGAGCCAGTCGGGCCGCAAAAGCGTTGCGGCGTCGAACAGGGTCTCGAACGTCCGGGGGTTGTCGGGCTCGCCCAGGGCCTCGCCCAGGGCCACGGCGAACCGCCGCCGGCCGGGCTCGCCGAGGGCCAGGAACGCGATCGCGTCGTCGATCAGCTTGGGTGGGGGAGGGGCGGCCCGGGGTGGTCCGGGGCGCATCGGCGCGGGGGAGGGAAGGGGCGTCGGGGTGGGCGTGGTCGCCGGCCGGGGCGGCGGAGCGGGGTTGCGGAGGTCCTCCAGTTCGCGGCGGAGGACGGTGCGGCGGAACCGGGCCATGACGGGCACGGGCCGGCGGCTCGCCTCGGCCCTGGCGATCTCGGCCTCGGCCTCGGCCAGCTCCGCCTCGATCTCGGAGATCGACATGGCCGGCGGCGGCTCGGGTCCCCCCTCCGAGAGCGAAGCGAAATCGTCCCGTCCCGTCCCGTCCTGGGCAACGGGATGCGCCGGGGTCGAATCGGGCCCTCTGACGGGACGCTCTTCTTCGCTCTCAGAAAGCTCTGCATTCCCCGCGCGTTCCTCTGTAAAGGGGAGCATCAGCGCATGCGCGAAGACGTCTCCGCGCATGCGCTTAGACGTCTTCGCGCATGCGCTGATAGGTCTACGCGCATGCGCTGAGAAGTCGTCTGCCTGTTTGGGCTCGTCGAGGCTCTTGAGCCGGTAGGCGACCGTGAGCATCCGGCGGCCGTGGTCGCGCTCCCAGGTCACCCACCGGCCGCGCAGGTGGGGGAGCGCGCGAGCCACGAAGTAGACCGACCGACCGCAGGCCCGCGCGAGCTGCTCATCCGTGGCCTCGAAGGTCTCGACGCCGCGCTGGCGGCGCATGCCCTCGATCGCCGCCAGCAGCACGCAGGCATTACCAGGCAGCTCGTTGCGAGCCTCGCGCGGCAGGGCATCCCAGAATTGGAGGTCTGGCGTGGTCAAGGTTCACCCCCCCCCACCGCGATCGTGGGCTTAAGGGGGACCAGGTCGAGCTCGGGGAAAAGCCCGGCGGCATAGGCCGCATTGGAGTGGACACAGCCGCTTTCGGCCGACCAGGCGTAGCAGGTGCCGTGGAGGCCGTGGTCGTCATCCACGGTGACCCGGCAGCGATCGCCGCGCGGGCCGTCGAGGGCGACCGCGTGGCCTTCCGGCCCGACCTCGACGCGGACCCGGAAGTCGCGATCGTCGATCGTCAGGACCAGCCGGCAACGGTGGCCGGCGTCCGACGGGGCTTCGGCCGATGAGGGTGGCTGAGCCTGGCTCGGCCGGACGTCGTCACGCGGATCGGGGCCCGCGAAGAGTGACGGCGGGTGGTAGGCCCGAACGCGGCGGACCTTGTCGGGCGTGGTGAATCGACTCACGGTTGACGCCTCCCCCGCGCTCTGGCTCGGCGCGGACGGAGAGCGAGGCGGCGCGAGGCCGCCAGCGCGGAATTGAGGGCGTTCATCGCTTTCGACGGCCGTTGACCTCGACGGGGGTTCTTTGACGAGGACCCTGACGAGCGACCGACTCCGGGGGTTGAGGGGACCAAAGGGAACGGGCCGGCCGAGACGGGCTGTCATCCCCGTTCGGTCGACCCGTGATGGTCCCCGGCCGAGGCTGGGGAACACAACTCCACAAGCGGCGGGGATGACAGGCCCCGTTGGTCCGCACGAGACAACGATTACCGCGCGATCCCCGGGTGCGCCAAGGGCATGCGCGCATCCACCGTCCGGATTCCCAAAAGTGAGAACCTAAATAGGCGCGCAGCCTGGCGAAACGTGAACAAACCCGTACTCCCGTGTTCGGGAGCCGGCTCCGCCCGGCCACCCGGCCTAGGGCAGCTCCCAGCCGGGCGACGACCTGCCGCCGCAGCCGCGACAGAAGATCACCTTGCGCGAAACGTCCAGCCGGTAGCTGGGTTTCCCCTTGCCGTCGAGGATCGGCTCGCCGTCGGCGTCGAGCACGGGGAACGCATGGCTGTACCAGACGTCCCCCTGCATCTCGCGCCGCGTCATGAGGACGTGGTGGCGGGGGCAGATCGGCAATCCCTCGGGCGTCCAGACCACGGGGGCGGGCAGCGGCTCCAGCCCGAGTCTCTTCAGCTTGGCCCGCAGCGCGGCCAGGTTGGCGGTCGTGAGCGGGGCCTGCACCGAGACGGTCAGCAGCATGTCCTCGTACAGCACCTGGGTCGAGATCCCGACGGCCGGGGCCTTGGCCTTGCCGGGCACTTTGGGGTCCGGAGGCGGTTGCGGGTCGGCCTCGGCGTGGTCGGAGGGCGAGGCCAGCGAGGATGCGGGGACGAGGCCGCAGCGTTCCGTCACCTCGGCCAGCGCGGACGGAAAGCCCCCGGCCGGCTGCGGCGCGGGGGTCCGGGGATAGAGACGGTGCGTCTCCACGGCGGGGCTCCTGTGATGTGAGGGATCGAGGCATTGTAGGGTCCGTCAGGCGGTGGCCTTGGCGATCGCGGCTTCAACCATCTTGATCGCCTCTTCGGACGGCTCGTCGCCGTAGAGCGGCGAAGAGAGAACGGCCTTGCATGCCGCCAGGGGGGCGGCGGCGGCTAGGGGCGTTCGTTCCGCGTCCACGGCCTGGTCGCGGAACTCGCAGATGATCAGCGCGGCGTTGATCGTGTCGAGCCGGGCGGCGATGCCTGGAAAGCTCTCGCGGACCTCGTCCAGAGGCCAGCCGTAGGGCTGGTAGGGCAACTCCGCGAGCGTGTCGCGGTACAAGTCGATCAACTGGTCGGCCGTCATCTCGGCAAGCAAGGCATCGACGCAGGCCATGATCGGGATCTCCCGGGGTAAGAGGGGATTGGCCACAGAGGACACAGAGGGCACCGAGAGAAATGAGAAATTCAGGAATATCGAAATTCCGGTATTTCTCGTTTTCCCCTCTTTGGCCCTCTGTGTGCTCTGTGGCAAAAAGTCTTCAGGCCAGGGCCAGCTCGCGGGTCGTCTCGGCGGCCCACCACGCCTCGTCCTCGACGGACGGGCCGGTGGGATCAGCCTCGGCGGGGGGCGGCCCGTACGCGTCGAGCGGGGGCCATTCGTTGGTGTCGTCGTCGAAGGCCCATTCGCTGGGCTCGTCGCGCTGGGCGCGGAGGTCCTCGATCCGGTCGGAGTCGTAGCGCGGGTCCCACTCGATCTCCGAGGGGAGGCCGTCGCGGTAGTCGAGCACGCGGGCCACGGCCTGGCCGTCGCCGTCGTAGAGGATCTCAACCACGGGCCACCGCCGTTCCCGCCCGGTCGGCCCGCGCGATCGCGGAGCACACGGCGACGAGAGGCCGATCGGTCCAGGCCGGCCAGCGCGACGCCGGCACGGCCGTGGTGATGATCGGGCGCTTGCGGCGCGGCTTGCGCGAGGTGACGGTGGGCTTAGCCACAGTTCACCTCCTTGAAGCTCAGCCCCATCCGAGCGAAGCCGTCGAGCCGGGCCTTGGCCTCGTGGGCCGGGAGCGCGACGCCGTGGCAGTTGAGCCACGCGCGCTGGAAGATCGCGACGCGGTGGGGCGGGTTGTCTTCCGAGGACAGGGCGAAAGGTTCGCCGTCGTCGGGGGGCAGGATGCCCTCGCCGAACGGGCGAGGCTTGCCGGGCTGGGCGTTGCGTGGTACGTTCATCGTAAGATCGTGTCCTATGCGGGGCCGATCCACCCGGGCCGGTGAGAGCTGCAACCCTCTCACCGGCCCACTTTCGTTTCCGGGCCGAACCGTTCGACCCGATGAGACTATCTTAACGATAACGGTATACGGTGTCAACCAGAATAACGGTTGACTTGCCTAGAATTTTTGTATACCATTGCTTCCAATTAAGAGTCATGTCTCGCCGTCCACCGCGTTTACCGCTAGATTGGGGAGGGAAATCTCTGATGGCGACCACCGTGCTGGAGGTTCCCCGAAAGATGGGGCGGAAAAAGGGCGAACGGCAATCGACGATGGTCCGCGTCTATAAAGAGTTCGCGGACAAGGTAAAGCGCGCCTCGGGCGAGCGTGGCATGACGGCTGCCGAGTTCTGCGAGCAGTTCCTCACGCCCTGCGCCGAGAAGGCTCACCGGGATTACATCAAGGCCGAGACCAAGCGCATCGCTGGCGACGCCTAGCCCAACGCTTGAACAAATCCACAGTATTGACGTATGCGCATTTGCGTGTGAGTCTGATCCCGTGCCGTCGCGACGTCGCGACGGTTTCGTAATCTTCGACGGGAGGGACTTCGCGATGCGGCGTGCGTGTGCTGTGCTGGCGGGCCTCTCGTTCCTCGGCGGGTGCGGTCCCTCCGAGGAGCACGACGTGTATTGCAAGCTTGAGGCCGGCGATCGGGCGATCGTCGCCTACACACCCAATGCGGTCAAGTACGGGAAGACCGGCGAAGAGGACGAGATCTACCTGGTCACCAAAGAGAAAGGGACGTTGGGATTCGTGCAAGTGGCCTCGCTCGCCCCCGGGACTGCCGTGACCGTCGGATTCGACCCGGGGTATTATGAGATGACCAGGAAGAAGCTCGACGAGATCGCGAGCGAGACCTCCGACCCGAAGGTCGCCGAGGCAATGCGATCCGCGAATCCTTATCGGAAGGACGCCCCCGACCCCGGGAGCGGCGGCCGACCTGTGCAAGTCGTGGTCGAGTCCGGCGAGCACAAGGGTGCTTCCGGTCGAATAAATCGGGACAACTTACGACCACAGCGCTGACTTTATGCACCGTGCATAAACGCCCCCGCCCGGCGGAGCCCGGCCTGGCTGGGGCGGGGGAATGAGTTGTCAGTTCTCAGTGGTCAGTTGTCAGTTGCGGATGACTGACCACTCGGAGGGGGGGACGGCCCATGCTCTCGGCCTACGATCGGGACACCTGGCTGCTCGCGATCGCTGGCCTGGTCGTGCTGGCGGCGGCGGTGCGGTATCTGCGGCGGCCGAGGGGCGTGTGATGATTCCCGGGGAATCATTCCCCACTAAATCAAAATTCAGACTTGATTTCTGATTACATTGGAGGTATAATCCATCGCGTGGGGCCGAAACGGTCCCGGAACAGGTCAGGGCCGGAGGGTGCGACTAACACCCTCCGGCCCCTGGAAGCCCCCTAACGGTGATAGGAGACTCCCGTGGCGAAGTATACGATCACGCACAGTTGCGGTCACGACCAGGTCCACGACCTCTTTGGCAAGAGCGAGGAGCGCGACCGCAAGGAGAGCTGGCTCGGCGGCACCCTCTGCGCGGTCTGCTACCACGCGAAGAAGGAGACCGACCGGGCCGCCGCGAACGCGACGGCGGCCGAGGAAGCCCGGTCGATCGGACTGGCTCCCCTCGCGGGCTCCGAGAAACAGGTGGCCTGGGCCGAGTCGATCCGGGTCGCAGCGTCGAAGGCCGTCGCGGCGACCAACGCGGCGAGCCTGGACCGGGTTCGCTCGAAGGGGCTCTCCGAGGTCGCGATCGAGGAGCTGGGCGACGCCTTCGCGCTGCTCGGCTCCGAGGTGATGGCCCACGGCGACGCCCGCTGGTGGATCGACAACCGCGACGCGGAGGTCCTGTCCTCCTACCACCGCTGGGCCGCCCAGCAAGTCGAGACCCGCGGCCTGACACCGACCTTCGCCGCCGAGTGCCAGGCCGCCGAGGCGCGGCGGCTGGCCGAGAAAGCCGAGCGCGAGGAGCGGGAGCGGGTCGCGGCGGAAGAGGACGCGGAGCGGCGGCAGCGGGCGGCGGGGATCTTCCGGGCCGCCGCGCTGGACCCCGACACGGCCCACGACACCGCCGACGGCGAGGCCGTGGAGGTGACGGAGGGCGAGGTCACGATCCGGGGGCGCCGCGGCAAGGTCGCGGTGCTGGTCGCGGGCGAGGCCCTCGCGGAGTTGTCGCTCTACCAGAGCGAGCGGTGGGATGCGTGCCTCAAGGCCGCGACCTCCCGGGGGCTGGCCGGGATCTCCGTGGTGTCGGCCGTCGCAACCTCCAAGCGGAGCGAGCCCAACCTGACGGTCACGCTCTCCGACGGCTCGACGATCCGCGGGGACCGCAAGGCCAAGGCGATCACCCTGGAGACCCAAAACGGTTGGCCCCTCGACCCCAACCACCCCGAGGTCCTGCGGATCGCGGCCGAGGCGGCCAAGGTGGTGACCCGTGGATAATCTCGACCTCTCCAGCCTCTCCGACGACCAGGTCCTCGGCCTGATCCGGGCGGCCCTCCAGGAGGCCGTCCGGAGGCACCCGGCGATGGAGGCCGCGGCCCGCTCGGCCGTGCTCGACGAGGCCGAGAAGGCCAAGATCCAGAGAGACGCCGCCGACCGCGAGGCGTCGATCTCGCGAGCCCGGGAGCGTGAGCGTGTCGCCGCCGAGGCGGCGGCGGCGGTTCGTGCCGAGCAGGCGCGGCAGAACGCCGGGGCCGACGCCCGGCGCGAGCAGGCGATCGCCGAGGCCCGGGCCGCGGAGGCCAGGGCCAAGGCGGAGGCGGCCGCGCAGGTCGCGAAGGTCAAGGCCGCGGCCGACGTGGCCGAGGCCGAGCGCCGGGCCGAGGCGGCGCGGGTGATCCTGCTCCGCGCGGCCAACCTGGTCGACCTGCCCCCTTGGAGCGTGACCGTCCGGATCTACGACAAGCAGGTCTTTATTAACCAGGGCAGCGACAAGTACGACCGTGAACACCTGGTCACGCTCCGCGGCCTCACGATCACCACCAAGCGCGGGCTGATCGCCAAGAAGCCCGCGCTGCTGGAATTCTGCGCGGAGCTTCGGGCGCTCTACACCGACGCGACGTTTTACGGTTGCACGTATTTTGAAGCGATGACCGAAGGGGGTGCCGCGTGAGCAAGGAAATCCAGAACCCACTCCAGGGGCTGATCGCCCAGATCGCGAAGTCCACCCCCCGCGTGACGGGGGAGTCCGACCGGGTTAAGGCCCGGTTCGCCGGGGCCGGCGAGGCGACCGTGATCCTCGCCGACACGTCGGGCTCAATGGCTGAGCCGGCCGGCGCCGGCGTCTCCAAGATCGACCTGCTGCGCGAGGCCCTGGCCGGCTGCTGGCCGGAGATCCCGGGGGCGATCCTCTACGGCTTCGACGCGATCGCGCGGCCCGCGGCGCAGCCCTCGGCCCTCACCGCACCCGCGGGCGGCACGGCGCTCCACCTGGGCCTCGACGCCGCGGCCGCGCACCGGCCCAGGCGGACCCTGGTGATCTCGGACGGCCAGCCCGACGACGAGGCCGCCGCGCTGGCATCGGCGGCGCGGCTCACGGGCGTCGTGGACGTGATCTACGTCGGCCCGGATAGTGACACAAATGCCATCGCGTTCATGCGTAAACTTGCGACCGCGACGGGTGGCCGGGTGGTGGTGCGCGACGTGCGCCGCGAGTCGCGGCCGGCGCTGGCGCGCGAGGTCCGCGCGATCCTGGGGCTGCCGGCCCCGAAGGGAGGCTGACCGTGCTCTTCCACGACGTGACCCTGGAAGCCGGCGATCTGGTGAGCCGCCGCGTCCACGACACGGGGACGCTCGCACCCGAGGCCGTGCGCGTGTTCACGAAGATGCTCCGGGTCGGGGGCGACCACTTCCGCAAGACGATCCCGGTCCCGGGCCTCGGGCGGCTCGAGCTCTCCTGGACCAGCGAAACCCGCGGCGCGGCGATGGCCACGTTCTGGTCCGGCGGCAAGCACCCGCTGACGACCAGCGCGCTGTTGTCGGGCCTTGATCCGGCGGCCGACGCCGAGGCCGCCCAGGCGTTGCAAGGGCTCGCGCTGCAGCTCTTCCGGGGCACGCCGATCGAGCCCGGGTTCAGCCTGCGGGCGATCGCCGAGCGGCCCCTGATCGCGAGCCTGATCGTGCCGGCGCTGGAGGTCCACCCCGACCTGGCGATCGTCGCCGATATGGAGACGTGCCTGGCCGCCGCTTTTTTTTTGGAGGTGCTCACATGAGCGCGTCGGAGAAACCGAACGTGACGATCACACTCACCTGCTCACCCAGCTTCACGCGCTACCTCAAGCGGCTGGGGCAATCGCTGGCCGCCGAGGGGAAGACCTTCGACCCGGCGAACGCCCTGGCTGTTGTCGACTACGCGCTGTTCGAGTGCGGGGTCGCGCGCGGCCTGAACGTGCCCCGCCGGGCGCCCCGACCCGGCGGGGCACGGGTCGGGGCCGGGCGAAAGCCGAAGTCGGCTGGCTGAACCGTCAACGACAACGGCCCGACCTCCGGGATGGCAGAGGCGGGCCGTCGCCGTTGACGGTGCGCGGTCGTCGTGGCCGGGGGATGTCTCTAGAAGCCGTCCCGGCCGAGCATATTAGCGCATGTCGGTCGCGCGATAACAAGCCGGAAGAGGAAGATCTCACGCAGAGGCGCGGAGGCGCAGAGCAAAACGCGGAGAATGCTCAATCAAGAATTGATGGATAAATCCTTGAATCTTCCTTTGCGTCTTCCTCTGCGCCTTTGCGCCTCTGCGTGAGATCTTCCCTCCTACGTCTTGGCCGCGCATGGGATACAGCCCGGCGGGGGCCGCTGGGCGACGCCCAGGGCGATCCGGGGCTTCGCTCGGTCGATCCGGCCGGCGACGTCGAGCGGGGGCCGCCGGGGCGAGGCCAGGGCCGTCGCGTCGATCGCCGCGGCGTGAGGGCTGGCCTCGTCGCGGGTGATCGCCGGCCAGCCGGCCAGGGTCGACGCGAAGAGCGAGCGCTGGGCGCGCCGCTCGGGGGACCCGGAGCACGCCGAGGGATCGAGCTCGCCGGCGCAGACGGGGAGGTGACGGAGATCGCAGCTCGAACACGTCACGGCGTGAAGCTCCGGGCGATGAGCGCCGCCCGTGCCCGCGCGTGGGCCAGTCCCGATCCCGGCCGGCCCGCTCGCCGGACGCTGGGTCGTCGCCGGCGCCGGCGCATCAGGTAGGGGGCGATCGAACTCGGATCGAAGCCCGGCGGATAGGGGGAAGGCCCGAGATCCGGAGCCGCCGGCAACGGGTCGGTCTGGCGGAGGATCGCGGGCCAGCCGGCGCGCGAGGAGAAAACGAGGGAGAGCCGCCTCCGAAGCGCCCCCATCGCGTCGTCCGTGAGCGCCGGGCGGAACTCGGCCGCGCAGATCGGGAGGCTGGCGTTGTTGTCGTCGCAGCCCGCGAGCGATCCGCCGGCCCGCCAGACATCCGGAACCGGAAGGACGGGGTAGAGCGCGGCGAGGAACGTCCGTCTCGGGCGCGGGCTGGCCTTGGGCCTGGGTCGCGGTCGGCGGCGCTTCAGGGCCGAGATCAAGACGTCCGGGACCGGCACGGCTCACACCCCCTGAATCGTGACCACCTTGGACGTACCTTGGAACACCGTGCCGTCGAGGACCGTCCCCGTGAAGTCGTAAGCGGCGGTGTAGGGATCACAGGTGACGGAGGACGGCGGCACGCGGTGGCCGACATTCGCCTCGCCGGTGCTGGGGTTGGTGTAGAGCAGCGGCCAGATCGCCCCCGTGAAACCCGCGCCGACCGAGCAGAGGTCCGCGAGCACCGTCAGCGTGATCTCGGTGCGGGGGGAAACCCCGATGTGGACCAGGGGAGTCACCGCATAGCCATTGCCCACATTGTCCATCACGATCCCCGTGACGGCCCCGGTGGAGGGGTCGATCGTGGCGTGGGCGAGGGCCTGGACGGGGCTGGACCCGGTGGGCGGGTCGATCACCAC